TTTATTTCCCAATCACCTTGCCAAGGGTGCATCCACCTATGATAGTTTATCTTTTTATTTGCTACTTCTAAATTAATAATTTGGGTAGGGTAATGGTTATTACTTTGTTTTAATACCTCAAGGACTTGATTTCGATATTCAGTTAGATTTTGCATCTTGTAAATTTATAAATTCTCTAATAGCTTTCCCCAAATCAGCATCATTGGGGTATTTTTTAACAAACATCTCTATAACTTTCATCCTTAAGGATTCATGTTTTTCCTTAACATAATCCTTTTCTAAATCAATATAAGCTTCATTACTCATATCTCGTTATAAAATTTATTTTGTTTTTCTTGTTTCTCTATTGTTTTAGGATGATATAAAGCCATTTCCTCTACCTCAGGCAAACTAGTATAAGTTTTAAAACCTACTAATCGCTCATGAACTTTATTTTCCCATTTAATCTCGGGAGTGTTTCGGTACAATCTCCACTGTTTATCAGGCCAATTTACCCATTCTTTTTCATTCAGATTCCAACCCCACCTTTGAATGTGTTGAGGGGTAATTCCGTCAACAGTGTTGACTCTTGGAACCAAACAAATATCAAAACTATTGTTTTCAACAATTCTAGGTAAGTTTTTAATTAGATACTCGTGAGGAATTTCATCTGCATCAATCTGGAAAATGTAGTCACCTTTACACATTTTGGTAAGTCTATTTTTCCAATCCGCAAAATGATTTTGGAAATTATCTTCCCCTAAAGTGATTTGGTTATTACTACTTAGTTTGTGAAGATAGCCTAGCAACTCAGAGGTTGATTCATTTTTGGTTAGATCAACCAAAACTACAATCTCATCTTGATCTTGTTTGTGTTTTAAAAGAAATGCTAGTAAACGTTGAATTTCAATGAATTCATTGGATACTGTAACAGCATATGATATAACCATAATTTTATTTTTATTCCGGTAATATACCAATATAACTTAAGGCATCCAAATAATCTCGCTCATGAAAGATTTTCATGTTTGTCATATCCATTTTATGAGTTTGGATTTTACCTGATATTTCCTTTCTTTCATTCTCGGGTATCTCTACAGCTTTTACAGCTGCCCAACCCCAATTTTTAGCATTTGGTCCATAAGCAAACACCATACCAACCTCAGGTTGGTTAATGGTGTTTGGGAGCCAAATTAGACCTGTTTTAGGATCAGTCCAGGCTAATTCCTTATATAACTCAGGTAGAGTTTCCATTTGCTCACTATAAAACTCAGATTCTTCCTTCATCAAACTGTTGGACCAAAACCCACAAGATAAACTCAAGTAAGTTGATAATTCTGGATTGATTTGAGTCTCGTAGCAGAGGTCTCCTCCACTTTTAGGGCAATCAATTATTCTTTCTGTTGATGTCATGCTTCTACTTTCTTTAACTTAGGTAATTCAATTTTCTTAAGTTGAGGCAATTTTAGCTCTACTTGTTTTGGAAACTCAGGTATACGCTCTTTAAAAATACTATCCAACTTTTCTTTCATTTTATCAAATGAGAAATTTGTTCTTGAATAATATCCTTGGCGTTTTGCTTTCTCAGCATACCCCTTATAGTTCTCAAATACATCTCTCAAATAATGACCAACGTGACCATGATCAACAGAAAACCATTGTGCTTCCTTAAGCAGCATATTGTTTGCTGCACTAGGATGAACATTTGTTAGTTGACCAGGGAGAAGTGTTACAAATTCAGGATTCAAGAAATCAACATGGCCACTCCAATTTGTTGTAATGATTGGTTTATTTGTTAAAGAAAATTCAAGTAGTGGTCGTCCAAAGCCTTCTCCCTTAGTCAAGCTAACCATAGCTTTTACTTTCGAATGATTATACAAACTATTCATTTCCTCATCCGTAAACTCACCATGAAGCAAATATATGTTAGGTAGGTTAGTTGAGTTCACTGTTGAGCGAATTGCTTTAATACGCTTAATTAATTCATCTCTATCCATATAAGAGGAACCAACTTGTGTTGTTTTCAAAATCAAAGCTGGTTTTTTACTCTTGTTTTTAAAGGTCTCATAAAACGCTTTAATCAATAGAGTAATATTTTTTCTATCCTCTCCAATTGGAGTATTTCCAATCCAATGCCCTACAAACAGATAAGCAAAATCCTCCTTCATGTTTGGTAACTCAAAAGTAGATTTTTCTGGTTTGTACATATCAAGGTTAGCCCCCTCAAACAGAATATCAGATGGTTTATTCCATTCTACTACTCCTATGGTTTGGTTTGTATTTTGATCACGCTTTTCAAATTTTGATTCACGTAAAACATCAATGGTATGTTTTGAGGAACCTAACACTAGATCCATTCGTTGACAACCCTCAACCCATTCGGCAGGAGCAATTGTGCTTTCAATTCCAGCGGTAATCCCAATGTTGTATTTTCCTACTACTTGGAATTCATTTGGGACAGTAACCCAAACCATAATATCAGGTTGTTGTGTCAATTGTTGTACAAAATGACTTTCCAAAAATTTCCACTCAGGATTTTCATCAATGAAATTCATCGGTGTGTTTCCCCATCGGCAAGGGATAATCTTGATATCCCATTCGTCTTTTTTCAATTCAATGATTGCTTTAGCAACATCTCTACCTCTAGCTCCATAACCAGAGAACGTTTGTACGGGAGCGTATATAACGCATGTATTCTTACTCATATAACTATTTTAATATAAAAGTTCGTGACTCAATTCATCTTCTTTAACATCAGCAATATTGATGAACTCATATTTTTCTCGCGGCTTCCACGTGTTAAATAATTGATCTATCGCTTTAATTGCTCGCTTACCCATTGCTTTACCTGTAAAACCAGCTTGCTCAAGTGCCCATTTTCTTCCCTCTAGACCACATGCTTTTCTATCCTCACGAGTATAGTTTACATAAAGCTCAATTAAGTGCTCTGTTGCATCCTCTGGTCTACATCTGTCATCCCAAATGTAAGGTGTAACAGGTGATCCTTGGATTGATCGGTTTGTTGGGTAAACCGGGAACGCCCACACTCCATGACGCGTATATTTACCTGTATGGTTTGAAGGTACTTTTGGTGTTGGAGTATACCAATTTCCATCTTCATCTACAAATCCCATTTGATCTTGCATTCCTCCGGTAACGTTTGCTATAATTGGAGTTCCCGCTAAAATTGCCTCTGTTAGCGAAAGACCCCATCCCTCATTCGATGTCAATAAAATTTGAGCATCTGCAATGTTATACAAAACATTCAATTGATTTGAATCCAACTTATTTGTTGAAAAATAAATTGCTTTTGGATAATCTTTAAACAACAGTTTACGTACTGCCTCTAGATCCGTTCCATGCTCACTCACTACCTCTGTGTGGAGTACCATAGCACACTTTTCTGCTTTTTCTTTCGGCAAACGATCCAAAAAGTATCTAAATGCAAGCATAGTGTCGGGAATTTGTTTTCTTCTAATGTTTCTCGAATTAAAAAACACTACAAAATCCTTTTCATCACCACCAAACAAATTATTTTTGACCTCAACTAATTCACTATCAGGTAAAGGCCTAAAGATATCCTCATTTAATCCGTGTGGAACATAATCTATGACTTTGTTCTTTGCTTTATCGCCCAACACTAGCTCATTTATAAGCTTTGTTTGCTTTGAAATTGCCAACAACGCATCACATGACTCATAAAACGACTTATTATACAATGGCGTTGGATAATCATCCCAAATGTTTAGATAAATTATAGGACACTGTTTTCTAATCTCGTTTTCAATAGCAAACAACCACTCAAAATACCTAGGATCCGTAATTAGCATAATTGCATCTGGTTTTTCCAGTTTTATCATCTGACGGATCAAATCAGCATTTCCATAACCATCCGTTGGGTATAAAAATACGGAAGCATCCTCAATGCCTGAGTTCTTTGATGTATCGGCTGATAGATCGAATCGTTTTCCTTTTTCGGGGTGATTAATTGCTCCTGCAATGTTTACCCAATTGAAATGGTGGCAAGTATTGATTACTAATTCGCGGGCCACTGTTGCTACTCCTGAGTGTACTCTAATGTCGTCACAAATTAGTAGGATTTTCTTTCTTTCGTTTTGTGGTAGATAACCTTCTTTCATAATTTTTATAACTTGTTTTTAATAATATAATTACTTAATCTTCATTTTCCAAATAAACTTGTTAGTTTATTACAATTAAGTTATAAAACTTAATCCAAAGATAGATCGTTATGGTTGTGAACTTTTTTTCTAAAATCCTCATCTGTTAAATACAAATGGATTGCTCGCTCGCTTAGTTTTTGGAAAGAAAACTTTCGTTTAATGCATTCTACTCTAAAATTTTCAAACAAGTCTTTGTCTATTTTGACGCTTGTTAAGGTTTGGTTTTTGTCTGTACTCATAATATTATATTTATTGGGTATTGTTTTGCTAATTTATAATTTGGGTTTTTTACAATTTGTCTAATTTGATGTTCACTTAAAGGAATATCTTTACTGTTAATCAATACATTTAAAGAAGAATATACTTTTCCATTGTATTCTACTTTAGCCGGGACACGTTTAGATATTTTAAATATTTCTCCGATTTCCCATTGTTCTGAGGTTACTATAATTTCTTTATTTTTTATTGGGTGACCTTCGGATAGTAATTTTTCTATCCAATATGTTTCTACATCATAAAAAATATCCAATATTTTCATTTTTATGTCATATTTCCCTAGATGACTTGTATGATCATAGAATCGAGATTTGGGGCGAGATGATTTCCCTACATAGAATATATTATTTTTTTCATCTATTAACCCATATACGTATGTTTTTGTGCCTTTTTCCATATGTTATAAATTCGTATATCCGTATTATACATATATGGGTATTAGGTAAAGGTAGCAGAACATAAATGGGTTTTATAAAAAGGACAATATTTGCAATTATCATTTATTTTAGGTTGGTGCTCTACTTGTTTGTATCCGTTTTGATCAAATACGTTTTCTATAAACTTTAGCATTGCTTCTTCTGCTTTTTTGATCTTGATTTTACCCGAGGTAGGTCTATATTTTTGGATACGTTTAATAACAAAATCTTCACTTTCCCTTAACTTACGTTTTACAATAAAGAATTCTGCTTCTATTTTCTCAATTGGGAAATTAAAATGTTCGGCAAAATATTTTTTGTAGAGTAAAATTTGATATTGTTTTATTTCGTTTTTTTTATCTTTATCTCCCCAACCCCAAGTTGAAGTTTTGATATCTAATATATGAATTGTATTTGTTGGCTCGTGATATAAAACAGCATCAATGTAGCCTTGATACACTACATTTGGATATTTTGGGTGTGGATTTAGTGTGATTGGAATTTCTACTCCAATTAAATACCAACCACGTTTGGAGAAATGTTTTGATTTATTTTTAGCAAAATCACGAATGATCTCTATTCCATCATCGTAAAATTCTCTAAGTTCTGTTGGATTGGAAAAGTGTTGTTTGCTGTTTGCTTTATATTGCTTTGCGTATTCTTCTCTAAATACATTTTCAAAATGCTCAGATGTGTTTATTTGGTCTGCTGCTACAGCACTCTGTTCATAAAATACAGTTAGGTAATGCTGGAGTGTTTCGTGTAGAGCGGTTCCGAAAACTGTATGGATAGTTGAGGTAAATTGTTTTTGGCCTTCTTTGTATTGTAAAGACCATTTTTTAGGGCATTCGGAGTACATTTGGAGTTGGGAAAATGAGATTAGTTTCTCACTTGCCCAATCTATATCACGCTTAATTTTGTTTCGAACGTCTTTTACAACTTGAGGTATAACCTTCTTTTTTGACATTTATCGTTTATTATATAAAAGGATGGATTGGCCTTGAATATCTAAAATATTATTTAGTATTTTGTATTTCCATTTGCCTTCGGGTGAGGGGAGATTATGTAAGTTTTTTAACATTATTGATTGGTATAAATTGGATTTTTGGGGATCTATTATATCCGGATTACCTCCTTTATGAGTTGCAGCCACTAAAATATATTTAGGTTGGTTTATTTTGAGATAATCTAATGTAATATTAAAAACTGTTTTGATGGCTCTAATCAAATATCTATAATCTGATTTTTTATATTGGGTGTCTTCTTGACCTAGTGCAAATTCAATATTGATGAAGGTTTCATTAGGGTCTATATCACTTGGTATAGAATCGGATATTACTTCCATAGAATATGGTTTGAATAATACTTCTCCTTTAACTCCATCATCCGTAACAAATATGTATTCATTGTTATTTACTTTAGTGAATTCATATGGAGTAATATTGGTTAATTCTCCTACTTCTTTTAACACCTCATGCAAAATAGCTTTTAGCCTTAAACTAGCACTCATTTTATTTTTATTTAAATTTAATATACAAAAACTTTTTGAATATTCCAAGGAAAAAGAAACCTCCACGATAGCGAGTGTTGGAGGTTTCGCCGTTACAGTTTTGTAACGGTCCTAAATGTTATTTATATAATATTATTATTAAAGGCATATTCTTGAGCTGCATCTACTAGCTCTTTAGAGTCAATGTCTGTTTCACCTCTTGCTACAAGTGTTTCATAAGCAATATCTTGTAGATCACTATAGCCATCTGGGTCTGTTTTATCATTGGCATAAAAAGATGGTCTTTCTTCTTTTGGGAGAGATTTGTAACTATCTATAAAGTCTTCGATTACTCTATCTGTGATTGTGTTATTTTCATTCAATCTAGCTTTATATTCACTTTCAGTGATTAGGCCAGCTAACATTTGCATTCTAAGAGTTTCTTTATTCATTTTCGTATTGTTTTAGTAATTGTTGGTTACGAGCAATCATGTTGAGACGTTTTACTAAGTTACCTCTGTTACGTTTTGGTTTGCCTTCTTTTCTTGCTTTTGCCATCTTACTTTAAAATTCCAGCTAGGCGCTGCATTCTTTTCATTTCCTCAATTTGAGTCCCATCTCCCACAACTGCTTCATAATCTATCATGCTAAGAGTTCCAGCAAAACGAGATAAATCAATTGCGTTTTCTGCTACACGGTGTAGATCCATATCATCTTTTGCATCCTCTCTAGCATATTCTAGAAGACGGATGAATAGAGGAACATCTAATTTGATTGTGTCTTTTGGATTCATGGTTTATTTGTTTGAACTTGATTTTACTTTAGCATAGTATTCATAAGCATCTTCAATAGCATCAAATTCTTTTGTCTCAAGTCTAGTAGCTACGGGGTGAGCAACTATCCATTTTTTTCCTTCTTGGTATATAGATACTTTTGATATGTCCTCACTTAATTCATCTTCATACACTTGAGCAGCATCTGTCTCTTCATGTGAAGGTGCTTCGGGCATTTCATCATCCATTTCTTCGTTCAATGAAGTACTTTTAGTAAAGTGTTCAAATGCAAGTTCGTAATCTGTTTTTTCACGATCGAAAATATTTCCAACCATTCCCATACCAACGAAGTTTTCGTTGAGTGATTCTTTTGTTGAACCGTATTTATCATTTATTTCATCCCATTGATCATTACTTACATATATTACAGATGTTGATCCATCATCATAAGTAACCTCATATGAACTATCCTTATTTTGTTTTGCACTAACAATATCTTTATTTTCTTGCAATTTTGCTTTGTATTCGCTTTCAGTGATTACACCTGAAAGTAATTGCATGCGTAGGGTTTCTTTGTTCATTTTTTATATTTTATTATAAATATTATGGATTTTTTGTCTCTAGCATTTTTTTAACCTTCTGGAGGTATAGGATAGCATCCATGTGTTCCTCTAGAGCGTGGTTGATATAATCTATTAGGTCTAGATCGGTACGATCTAAATCTGTTCCATACTTTTCTTTACCCATTGCTGCTCTTTCAACAAACTTATCAATTATTGAATCAACAATTGAATCTGTTTTTGGGATTGATCGTTGTGGGGTATCTTTAGTGGGATGCCTAGGATTCCACTCAAAACTTGTTTTGCTCATTGCTTTAATAATTTATCTGCTTCTTTATCATCAACTCCCATATCGTAAAGTACTCTGCGTGCTCCCGGTTCACGAAGGATATCAAGGTATTCTTCCGCCTCGCCTAAACTACATTCAAAATGTTTTGCAATATAGTCTATTACCTCCATGTTTTTCTTCTTACGATTAGTCTTCAAATACTTAAAAAATGTTTTTTGTTTCGGGATCATCTCTTTGTAAATGTTGTAAAGTTGTTTTTTATTGTCGTATGGGATGGTTTGGACATAATTTACAAATTCAATGTAGCGTATATCCATCGATACGTATCGATTGATCATGTAAGAATTCCATTTATCCCACGATTCTTCCGAAATTTCTTCAATAGGAGTTTTATAAAGGGTGATTTCATTCAACCACCCAAATATATCCTTTATATATTTTTGTTTACTCACAAAGTAATATCTTTATACTCTGCACGAAGTTCTGATGGGAGAGAATCTATTAGGATTTTCTTGCTTTCCAAATCATAAAATACGGGAATGGGGATTAGGGCATCTTCATCTGCTCCAATCATAAATTTGGAGATTTTACGGATAATAACTGCTTGTCCGAATAGTTTTCCTCCGTTGAATCCTTCAACAGATGTTGTTTTTGTAAAGTCAATGTTCAATTGCAACTATCAGGTTCATTCCGATTGAGGCTAATACTTCATGTATATCTTGGTATACTGTGTTCAGTAAATGTAAATGTCCTACTGCCCAAAAAGGTATGGCCAAATTTTGGGATATCCAAGAAAGTGTATATTTTAAGAAATACTTCATATTACCTCTATAATCTTTGCAATTGCAGACATTACATTAATTTCTTTATCTATTCTAAAATTTGCTTGATATAGATGCTCGTTTAATACAATTGCAACCATACCTTCTTTTCCCGGAGCGTATTTTGGAGCATATTCATATAAGCTACGATATAATTCTTCAAAATCTTTAACATTTGAATCCGCTATAATTTGCCGAATGGTCAACCAACTTCTTATACCCATCAACTCCTTTATCACATCTTTAATATAGTTTGTTGAGGTTAAAACTGTTTTATCAAGTACAATAGCATCATCTTTTACAGACATTTGTAAAACATTCAACATTTTACGCATGTCAGGGTAATATTGTAGGATCAATGTTTTAATATCCTCAGGTGTATATGATAAATTTAATTGGTCTGTTAGCATCCAAGTTAAATGGTTGTACACATCTTTTTTGGTGGGAGGTACAATTTTAAGTACCTGGCAACGTGATTGTAAAGGATCAATGATTCGCTCTATAAAGTTACAAGTTAAGATAAAGCGAGTTGAGCGTGAGAATGTCTCAATTACGTTTCGCAAGGCGGCTTGCCCCTGAATGGTGATAAAATCTGCTTCATCTAATATTACTACTTTGATACCTTTCCAAGATGCAGCACTAGCAAATCCCTTTACTTTTTCTCTAATAGTGTCAATTCCATTCTCGTCGGATGCGTTGATGTAAAGGTAATCGCAATCTAAATTTTTAACTATAATTTTTGCTAGTGTAGTTTTTCCACAGCCAGGCGGGCCATAGAAGATAAAATTTTGGATATCGCCTTGATCAAGGTATTTTTGAATTGTGTCTTTAATATTCTCGTTTCCAACATAATATTCGAGTTTGGTAGGACGGAAACGTTCTACAAATAACGTATTTTCTTTCATAACCATAATATACAAAAAAAGCTTGCATTTTGCAAGCTCTTTAAACTATTCTATTTAACAGAATTTATTTTTTAATGTATTTTTTAAAATTATCTAAATTAACATTATTTACAGCATCAACAAAATTATTCCATTCTGGGTTGGCCACATTTATATCATCCTCTTCATATTCACTGGTGAATTGGACTGCATCGGCCATGTCATCAAATTTTTCGTTTAAGTCATCTAATGTTTGATAATCAGCAGGCATAAATAAATCTTTTTCTCCACTATAAAGGTTAAAAGGAAAGTTTCTTGAAGTGGTTGAATTTGATAAAAATTCATTAAAACTATCACCTGCTTCTTTATCTCCTTTTTGAAGACCCGATTGAAGATCTTTTAATTTTTTAAAAAATTTAGGTGTTACATAATTATGGTCTACAATTCCTTCTTTTTTCTTGGTGCTTTTGCCCGTATCCATATTATAAGTGGTAGTTTCAGCATTAGCAGGGATTTTAACAAGGATTTGAAAAAGGGTTGCAAGTTTTTCGAAATTTAAACTTTTAAATTTCCCTTTATTTTCTTCAATTTTTTCTTTATATTGACCTTCAGTAATAATACCAGCCAACATTTGCATTCTAAGTGTTTTTTTATTCATTTTATCTAGATTTTTATTATACATATTATCAAAGATAAAAAAAAATGAAAATGTTTCCAAATTATTTTATTTTTCTCCTTGGGAATACCATCCAATATATCTTAATCTATTTTCAGGCCAATATCTATTTAATGTTGCTTTATCTACTGGGGTATTTATCCATTTATCTCTCAATTTATAGTCAGTGTATCCACTTTTTGGGTCACTATGTGAGATATGTACATTTCCATCTGGATCTGTAAACCTATATGTATTAGCTAAAGTATAGTATGTAATATCTGGGGTTCCATTTCCATTATCTGTGGTTAGAGGAAGAAGATTGTTTTGATAGCGTTCTCTTTGTTCAGCATCTTCTTTGTCCCTTTTTTCTCTATAATTTTTTCCCCAAAAATCATCGCGGTATTTTTTTGTTATTCTAGTAACTTTACTTTTTTCTTGGGGTGTTAAAGGTCTACCCATTATGTTTTGAATATGGTCTTTAGCTTCATATTCGTGGGACCACTGGTTTTTTTCTGTGTATGGGTTGTTTTGGAAAAAAACATCCAGTTCAGAAGCTATATCAATTTCTTCGGTGAGGATTTTTTTGATTTCCTCTTTGATTAGCTGTTTGAGTTGTGAGTGTTTCATTTTATTTTATAATTCCTGCTCTAACAAGCATTTGACGTTGTTCCCAGTCCATTTCTTCCTTTAGCTTTTGTTTAAAGTCAAATGCTACGGGTTGGAGTTTGGCTCTTTGGTCAGCTGATATTCCAGTTACTATAAGTTTGTATTGTCTGTCAGTTCCAGTTCCAACAGGTTCTATTTCAAATTTGGCTGTAGGTACTTCTCCTAAACGGGCTTGTAGTTGTTTTCTTAATTTATCTGCTTGATCAGCAGTATTTACTGTGGTAGAAAGAGGTGGAACTGTTGCTTTTTCAGGTTGAACTGTTACTTGTGGGGTTTGTTCTTCATCTTCTCCTTTAGCAATATCTATAAAGTTAAAAGAAACATTAGCATTATCCATTATAGTTTTTAAAACTTTTTTAAGATATGCTTTTGGATTAAATGGTGATTTTTCTTGTGGAAACAAAATCATTCCATTATCCACTACATAATGTATATCTTGTTCCATTTTACCTGCATATTTTTTCAAATTATCAGGTGTTTTCATAGGAAAATAGTTCTTACCATATTTTCCATAAAACTCTAGTGGTAAAGATTTTCCTGGGAGGGTTTTGAGCCAATCTTCAAATTCACCTTCATTGTCTTCTGCTCTCCAGGCTTCAAATTTAGATTGGTTTTTTTCAACTGTTTCATCCCATGCTTCAGGAGCTCTATTCTTGATATCAGCTATTTTATTATCTTTTTCCAAGTCAGAACGTGAATCCCAATCTTTCCAAGCAGCGCCTGCTTTTTGAGCAGGAATTGAAGGACCAAATACTTTAGCAATAACTTTGGAGTCCCTCATATTTTGAGCGTATATTCCGTAATTTTTAATATCGTTTAATGCTTTTAAAGCATCATCGATGGATTCAGGTTGTATAGCTATATCATATTGGGTGCGATTAGCTTTTTGTTCTCCACCTTGTTCGTCTTCTATTTCGCGAAGGATATCAGTTAATTTCATAATTTTTTAAACTCCTCTCCCTTTAGGAGAATTTCTAGTAAATACTATAGTTGTTTCTTCTTTACCCCAAGGTTTAACTCTGAAATGAACTTTATTTTGTTTATCAAAATATACGTTTCTTATTCCTGAGGGGGTTTTTCCTTTGATTGGGAAACTTTTTTGGATATCTTGTTCAATATCAACCCCAGATTTGTGATACACATTTATGTAAAACTCAGAAGAAGACCCTGAGGCGAATCTGCTCAGGGAAGAAAAACTTGAATTAGGTAGAATATTTTTAAGAGTTTGAATCGTACCTTCAATATCATTTCTTAAAACATCCTTATTTGTTGGGGTCCAATTTTCCTTCAATATTTTAGAAATTTCTTCTTTGATCAATTTTTTAAGTTGTTCTTTTCCCATGTCTATACATATTAATATTCACCGTAAATGTTAAAACGTTTTGGTGGTTCGGGTTTGATTTCTTCTATCTCTGTTTTAATAGCAAACAGTTTAGAATTTAAAGGTTCAAGCCTAAAATGACACTTATCACCCGTTTTTTGAAAATACTCCTCTAAAGCATCAGTGAGGGAAGAACGTTCAATGTCTTCCCCCACTAATTTCCAAGTATCCCCTTTACCAGCAACCCTGGTAGCAATGAGGGTATATGTTTCTACTTGTTTTGTTTCCATATTACATCATTCCCATCATTGAAGGATCATATGATGGTTCTTTTTTATCTTCTGGTTTATCAACTACAACACATTCTGTCAATAGGATAGTTCCTGCAATTGAAGCAGCATTTGAAAGCGCTTGTTTAGTTACCTTGTGTGGATCTAAAATACCTGCTTCTTTCATATTAACCACAGAACATGTTTTAATATCATATCCTGCCCACTCACTATTAGCAATTTTAAGATCATGTTGTATAATCATACGAGCATCTGCTTCTGAATAACCAGCGTTAAATAGGATTTGCTCAAATGGTTTTCCACAAGCATTGTATACTACTTTATATCCAAATTTGAAATCCTCAGTTGTATTTTGGTTTTCAATATCTTTAAGAGATTCACGAGCATTCAATAGAGCAATACCTCCACCAGGAACAATACCATCCACTAGGGCTGCTTTTGTTGCCTGTAGAGCATCATCAACACGATCTTTCTTTTCTTTCATTTCGGTTTCTGTGTTTCCTCCAACATGAACAACTGCTACTCCACCTACAAATTTAGATAGACGTTCTTGCAGTTTTTCCATTTCAAATGGAGTAGTTGCAGATTCAATTTGTTGTTCAAGTTCCTCTACTCGTTGAGTAATTTTCTCTTCTGTTCCTTTACCATCAATAATTGTGGTTTTTTCTTTAGAAACAGTAATTGTTCGAGCTTGTCCAAACCAATCCCACTGGAATTTATCCAATTTCATTCCTTTATCCTTATCAAAGACAGTTCCACCTGTTAGAACTGCAATGTCTTCCAAAAGTAGTTTTCTACGATCGCCAAATTCAGGGGCACGTACAGCACATACTTTTAGAGTACCACGCATTTTATTTACCACTAGAGTGGAAAGTGCCTCACCATCAATATCATCACAAATAATCAAAAGTGATTTATTTGATTGGGATACATTCTCTAGAATAGGCAACAAATCTTTTACTGAGGAGAATTTATAGTCTGCAATAAAAACGAATACATCATTCAATGTAGTAGACATTGTAGAGTTATTTGTTACAAAATAAGGTGATTTGTAGCCACGATCAAATTGCATTCCCTCTACTGTTTCCAAATATGTGTCGCCAGTTTTAGATTCTTCAATATAAACTACTCCTTCACGTCCAACTTTTTCCATCGCTAGAGCAATCAGTTTTCCTACTTCAGGATCATTGTTTGCTGAAATTGTAGCGATTTGCTCAAGCTGCTCTTCGGATGCAATTTTTTCATGGATTTTCTTCAATCCTTGAAGTACAACTCCAACAGCACTATCAATACCACGCTTAATTTCAACTGCATTTGCTCCATCATTCAAGCGGTTCAAACCTTGCTTAACAATTTCGCGTGCCAAAAGAGTTGATGTAGTTGTTCCATCACCCGCGTTATCTGCTGTTTTGATGGAGGCTTGCTTGATCATGTTAATTCCAAGATCCTCAATTGGATCCTCGAGTGAATTAATTTCTTTTGCAACGGTTACACCGTCCTTAGTTGAAAAAACTTGACCTTCTTTAGTGTAGACAACATTTCGTCCGTTTGGTCCTAAAGTTGAAACTACAGCATCTGCTAGGGTGTTAATACCTTTTACTAGTTTTTTACGAGCCTCTGCTCCAAATTCAATTTGCTTACTCATTGTCTGTTACTTTTGCTAAAACTTGTTTTTCATTTCCTATAAAGTACTCTACACCTTCGTGTTCTACTTTTGTAAAACCCATTGTAGGTAGTACCACAACATCACCTTCTTTCAATTCAGTTTTAATAAATGTTCCTGCTACAGTATATGTACCTGGCCCAACTGCAATTACTGTTCCGTGAACGTTTCTGTCTTTTCCCATATCAGGCACAATAATGGAGCCATACTGGGTTTCCTCAATTTCAAGAGGTTTTACGATAACTGCATCAAATAGTGCTTCTAGTTTACTCATATTTCGATTGATTTTAAAATGTTTTCTAGTCCATTTTTTACTTCATTCCAAGTACCAATATATTCTTTGATAGAAGAATATTCACCTTGGTTTTGGTAAAACTTTTGTTTTGCAATACAATTTAGTGCATTTGAAAAGCTACTGTAATAGCCAACTACTTTTTCTTGTTCTTTACCAGTGGCTGCTTTTCCTCCAAAACCACGAGTGGTTATGGATTTTTCAATAACTGTAAAATTGGTTGCATCTTTGACAATATAGAATGGTTCCATTGATGGATCCTTAATTGTGCAAAGTGATGATTGTGTGTCAGGATTTTCGCCGCGTGCAGGACGGCCTCTACGTTTTGTTTCTTGCATAACTTACTTTAAATTTATAACTTTAATATATGAAAACTATTTTAAAAAACCAAATTATTTTATTATACATATTAGAAAGCCAAGTCTTCTTTACGGATAATATAGTATTCGCTTTTAATTTCTTCATTATCAAACTCTAGTTTCATTAAACCGTTTGAATTCAAATATAATGCTCCCGTTTTCAAATCCTTATTTATATTCAATATGTTTTTAAACTGTGTTGAATTGAATGGTAATTTTATATCAACATCATTTATAGTACCATAAATCTGATATGTGATTTTATTGTTATGCCCATGCTCGTCTCCAAATGTAAAGAGGCACATTTTATCTCCGTTCAGATCTTCCTCTATAGAAACTACCATATTATCTACGTCTCCTAAAGCGGTTTTAGCTTTAACCAAACTTAAAAGATCTTCCGAGTCAAGATTCAAAGACACATGCCATTCAGGTTCAGTTACGCTTCCTACTTTTGGGATCAAAAGTGGATCAGCTAATGCGTATGTTAGGTTAAACTTTGTATCTTGAAAATGTAGTTTGGTTGGAATTGATTTGTGTTTTTCAAGGTTCAACAGTAGTTCACCTTGTGTAATGTTTAAGAGTGATAGGAATTTTTTGGTATCAAAAATGGCAAGTTCACTATCTTCAATATCAATGTTTGGGCAAGTGATTTTGCCTATAACTTCTTTATTTAAAGACATAAAGTCTATTGTGAGTGTTTTGTCTTTGATTTTCCACTTGACGGATTCGTTTTCACCCAAGTAGTATTTGTTGATTGCTGCTTGTAGAACTAATTTATTTACCATGTGTTAAAGATAAGAAAAATATTTTAAATATCCTAATTAAATTGGAAAAATTTAGCCTTATATGGGTTTAAGTTTAACTGCCAACCAATATCTTCATACACTGTTTCAAGCTTGTTTCTAATAATACTATCAAACAGACCATCACGATCAATATATTTATTGACTATCTCTAGAATGTCTGGAGCATCATTATAGCCATTTAGAGCTAGTACCTCTATTTTGTATGGGTTTGGTTTTAGAGCAGCAATATAAATTTTATCTCCAATTGTAAATTCCGGATACTGTTTAGTTAAACCTTTAAAACGCAAAATATCATTTGTGATAGTTGCTGCTTTTGTGTTAACAGGACACTTTAATTTTAACTTTGAGAACAGCTCACCAGCCATAGGTTTACGCTCAATATATTCGTCCATCTTTTTTAGACCAACGGGTTTCAAAAGTTTTTTCCATTCTATAGTTTGGATTGAATTTTTAAAGTTCATTACAAACTTATCTATGTCTTCTTTTGGTTTGGAGAATAGAATAGATTTAATTAGTTCTTCTCCAAATTCTCTAAAGTATGCTGGGAAATTGGATTTCATGATATCTAGACCTTTCATCTCAAGTTCCTCAATGTCCACTCCTTCTTTATTTACAATGTAAATAGCGTAACGGCGTTTACCAGACCAATATGCTTTTTCAGCAATCACTTCTTGTTTTAACTCAAAGTGATGTGATCCTCTAATGTTGAATAAGTTTGTGGAAATGTTAGATAGATTTTTATTTGTTACCTCTTGCAGCTCATCTGTTAGTTTTAACAATCGTTTGATTTTTTCCTCCCTATTTGAATAATCCAAATCAGGATTACGGTGTAGAAGTAAATCAGTTAAGTGCATATAAAGAGAATCCGTGTCTGATGCGATAACAAACTTTTTAGTTTCAATGTTTAGTTGTTGAGAAATATATTCATTAGTGAACTCGATTGATTCTTTTGTTAAGCGCTGTCCACTATTAGTGATAGCTGCAGAGCATATCTTGTATCCATCTGTAAAACGCCAAGAGTTAATTGCATATGTACCATAAAGTGCATTTTGCAAGATTTTGAATGCTAACTGGTACAGGTCATATAATTTATAGTTTGCCCAATCCTCTGCTTTACCCGCTTTTTTCTTTAAACCTTTATAGTAGTTTCGTTTATCAAACCAGTCCTCCAATACCTCACACGAAATACTTTTAACATCTGTTCTAAAAAGTGCTCCACTAGCTGAAATAGTCCATTCATTGTCCTCTATAAGTCTAATTAGGGACTCGATTGTTATAGTAGCATCTTTAAGTTGATAACTGTGTTTGTTGAGTTTTTGTATATGGATTTTTTCCTCTGGGTTGCGCTGTTTGAGTTGCTCAAGGGAATTATATTGCTCGTAGTTATCTTTAGTTACAATTCTTCCCATCAATGTTTCAATTCCCAAATTGAGAGATTTGATGATTGAAGGGTATAGTGAGGTAAAGTCCAAATCTGATACATCCGAATATAAACCAGGGATAGGATCAAGCAGATATCCACCAGCATATCCATCCTTTTTTCGAATAGTTTTTATATTACGTTGAATGTACTGGTTTGATTTGGTTTTAACTATTACTTTGTTTTCCTCTATACTGTAAACTACCCCCTCAACTGTTGGGGTTCCTCTCTGGTGTTGTACGGGGTCTCCAATTTCTAGTTCTCTAATTGAGGGGTTTGTGGTGGTTGGCTTATTTGGTGCAATTATATTTTTACGTTTTAGATACGTTAAAATTGCTCCTTCATTCAACACAGTATTATAGTAAATGGATTCATATGGGGTATGGCATAGGTGAGAAATCAAAATAGTTAACTCGATGAACTTTTGTTTTTCCTCTAGCGCCTCTATAATCTCAACGTCTCGAATGTTGTACTCAACGTATTTTTCTTTGTCTTCTTTGAATAATTTATCCAAACTACCATTGTACTCTATCTTACCTAGCTTGGCATATTTCAAGCCAATATCTCCCAACTTATAAGATTGTTCTTCTTTCATCATATACTTTCGCAACAAAAGCATATAATCCAAACTGTTAACTAATCCTATACGAATTGGAGAATTTGGTTGAGTTGATATTTCATCTATTTTACCTATTGGAGATAGGCGATAGGCTTCATCTCCCAAACGTTTTTTAATTCTATAATACAAATATGGTATATCAAAGAAATCACTATTGTATCCTACTACAATTGTGGGATCCATTTGCTCCCATTTATTCAAGAATTTTTTAATAAGCGTATTTTCATCTTTACAAGGGATAACTTGTTTACCGTTTATGGAAGCTTCTTCCATTTCCCCTGCTTTATCCAAAATATAACAGATTTTTTCCTTAGTGGAAACATCAATCAAAGCAATTGCTGTAATCTCAGCATTTGCCTCTTTGATAGTATAGGGAGTAAGGGCTCCCAAAATTTCAATCTCAATATCTAAATAAACTATATTATGATAGGAAGGCATATCGTCCGTTTTATAATACAAGTCTCTCAACAGTACTAGTTCACGGTCGATATCCTTTTCTAGAATATTGGGGTTTTTCCTATCATATTTGCCTTGAATTGGAGAACATCTTTCTCCAAACAAGGTTTCGAATTCACCTTCCTCGTCTAGTTTGTATAGGGTAGGCCAATACTGAAAGCACTTAATGCCTTTCTTATCATCTCTGATATAATAGTGGTATTGATCGTCCCCAGGTTGACGATTGTAGTAAATTGCTTGAAACATAACTTTTATTTAAAGAATTGCGTTAAATCAGGTTTAAAGTAATTGATAGATTTCATTACTTTCCTATCACGTGTTCTATAGACGATATAATATTGGCCAACCTTTTCATAGTGGCACTCCTCTTTTTTCTCGGCGGACCGTACTCTAACGGTATTTTGTGCTTCCTCCTCGCTTGTGCAAGCTTTGCTAAGATTAGACGCTTGTACTTCTTGATACGCCGGCCATACCTTATCCTTAAGGCCATGTAGCATAGCTCCGTTGCCCAAGGACACATACGTGATGTCACACAGAGCATCAAGAACCTCAACAATATTCCCGGTTTGGCACGCATGTTTGTATTCCTCGAGTTCTTCCAAAATAAAATTATAGACAAACATCCACTCCTTCTCATCGGGAATGACCGGGTTATAATTATTGGGCTTTCCCATTACAGCATTAAACTCTTCAACCTCTGATACAAAAGGTACATAGTTTTGTTTTAGGTATTCAATTTCATTTGTTAATTCTCTATATTTGAATATAACATCATCTCCAAGTTCAATTTTAGACATTAGAGATAAATCTATCATTTGCCCATACAGGACTTTAATTAATTCTTCTTGTTTTCTTTCTAATGGAGTCATTTGTTTTCTATTAAATGGTAATACAATCTATCTGCTACTAGTTTTTTCCAAACATTTATTCTGTCTTGTGATAAACTGTTTTTCTTTTTAGGGTCAATTAAAACTATAAGATTAGCTTGCAATTCAGCATCTATCAGTGCTAGAATTTCTTCTTTAGATCTGGTGTCCTCCATTGTTAATTTTTAGTGAATCAAAAAATTCCTTACGTGCTTGGTTATCATTTTCCATAAACACACCTGATGCTTTAGTTGTAACCATAGAGGCACCTTGATGTTTTACACCTCTACAAGATACACAGTTGTGGGTTGCTACAGTTGTAACAATTACACCTCTATTCCCCTCACATACTTTATCTACTGCATTATGAATAGCTGCTGTAAGTTGCTCTTGGATAGCTCCTCTACGAGCAAACAACTCTACAATTCGGTTCAGTTTGGATAGACCAATTACTCTACCACCTTCTCCAACAACGTAACCAACGTGAACTACTCCTCCAATAGTTTGGTGGTGGTGTGAACACATTGAGGTAACTGGGATATTTCGCTCAATTACAATTCCATCGTATCCATCGGATGGGAAAGATGTGATTTCAGACATTGCTGTGTATCTACCTTCCCACAAATCAAATACATATGCTTTAGCTACACGTCTAGGAGTATCGGAAGAGTTTGGATCATTTCTCCAATCACACCCCAAAGCATCTAGAAACTTACCATAAGCTTCTTCTGCTTTATCTACCATTTTCCATTTTTCTTGTTCTGTAAGTGGGAAACCAGGTGCAACTCCATTTGCAAAACCTTGTTGTACACACTCTAAATCAGTGTACTGCTTTTTTCTTTTGTTTTCGCTCATATTAATCTTTGATTGTTATTTTTTCAATTTTAAATTGTTTTTTATATCGCTCAATAAACGATTTTCCTATGCCAATCTCAAGGATTTCATATTCATCTGGGATAAGAGGAGTGTGTTTACGGTTGGTGATAATAGCATCCAACTCGTAGTTCTCATACGTGTTAAGGTAATGTTTTTTGCCTGTAGGTTTTTTATAAACTACACATATAACCGTTTTTTCACTTTTGGGTCGTCCGGTTCGGACAAATGAAGTGGTTTTTTTAGAAGGTCTTCCTCTTCCCATAACTTTAATTTTATCAAAATATATGAAGGCTCTTTCGAGCCTCCAAATATTTTTTATTGGTAATTGAATCTGTTATAAAACCAAGCGTAGTGCTGTTTAATTTTATCACAGTTGTGGAATCCTAAAATACTTGTATAGTCTTCAACTAAAGGTTGAACTTTAGGTTGTATTTGATGGTCTCCAAATATCCCATGTATAACATCATTTTCATGTGTTAGCTGCTCAACATTATCAAAATCATGCTGGAAATATGGGAGCTCTAAATAATTGTATATTCGTTTAATTTCGGTTTCAGGGTCACGTGTGAAATCCTCAAATCGAATAAAGAGCATATGCTGATCATATCCTTGCTGTACTGCATCGTATAGCCATTCTAAAGATGGGCCAACGGGAGGGGCAACAGAGAAATGTTGTAAACGTGTATCGGCTGTCATGTTTTTAAGTTCTATTCCGTTTACAATTTGAGGGTCTTTGTGTGGATTTTTTCTGTAATTTTTTTCCATAGAGGCAAATATACCTCTCAAATCTCGAACCATTACAATGGCTTTTGACCCAGGTTGGATAAAATTAGCGAATCTAAAGTTGCCTAACCATGCTCTGCTTTTATCTATAACATATGGTCGATCTGTTAGAGCATTAAAATAACCATAGAGACCATTTACACAAAAGCTATGGAACGCTTTTGTCATTTCTGTTTGGTCTTGTGCTTTGAAAGCATCACCAGTTGAATAAATTGAGCGAGCATTTAGTAGAAATTCTACAACACCAGATGTTGGGGTTGAATAAATTTCTGGGTTTTGCATTAGAACATTTTGTAACAACGTTGAGCCTGCTCGTGGAAGCGAGGCATTGAAGAAAACTTTTTTTACCATAATTTGTTATTGTGTTAGCATTATTTTATATGTGTTTCCGTTTAATAAAATATCTAAAGTATGTGTTGAACTAGCACTTGTAGCTGATGTAACTGGACCAAATGGGTAAGTTGTCGAGCCTAAAGCGATTTGTCCGTTTGCTGTTGCTGTAGCTCCCGTACCTAAGATGAGTGAGCCTGAAAAATCGCCTGATTGGGCTCCGCTTCCTAGTGCTATGTTTTGATTTCCTACTGTATTATTGGCTAAAGTATTATAGCCTAGGGCAATGTTGTCATATCCTGTTGTGTTAAAAGATAAAGCATTTAAGCCTAGGGCAATGTTTCGGTTTCCTTCTGTATTTAGACTTAAAGCATTTTGGCCTAAAGCAACATTATATGAACCTGAGGTGTTAAAGGATAAAGCATTGTTCCCTAAAGCAACATTAAAATTTCCTATCGTATTATATTTTAAAGAGGCATAACCTAAAGCAACGTTGTTAGATCCGGAGGTATTTGAAAGTAAAGTGTTTTGACCTAAGGCAACGTTATTATATCCTGTTAAATTTGACTGTAAAACATTTAGGCCTAAAGCAATGTTATTGTTTCCTGTTGTGTTTTGATTTAAAGCTGCATTACCTAAAGCAATGTTATTTGAACCCGATGTGTTAGAAGTTAAAACATTATGACCTAAAGCAACATTATAATTCCCTACTGTGTTTTGATTTAAAGCTGTATTACCTAAAGCAACATTATTGTTTCCTGTTAAGTTTTCAAATAAAGCATCTCTACCTAAAGCAACGTTATTGTATCCTGTTATGTTGTAGCGTAAAGCACTATAACCTATAGCAACGTTGTAGTTTCCTTCTGTGTTGTTTCGTAATGCATTTTGACCTAACGCAACGTTTTGTGAGCCGGAAGTGTTGTTAAATAGAGTTGCATATCCTAAACCAACATTACTATTTCCTATTAAGTTATTAACTAAAGCATTTTGGCCTATAGCAACGTTGTAGTTTCCTATTGTGTTTTGATTTAAAGCACTATAACCTAAAGCAATGTTATTTGAACCCGATGTATTTGCGCCTAGAGCAACGGTGCCTAGAGCAATATTATGGGTTCCTACTGAATTTGAATATAAAGCGCTCTCACCTAGAGCAATGTTTTGGATTCCTGTTGTATTTTGATTTAATGCTTTGTAACCTTGAGCTATGTTGTAGTTTCCTGTTGTATTTGAATTTAAAGCACTTGTGCCTAAAGCAATGTTTTGGTTTCCTGTTGTTGTAGTATTTAAAGAAAAACCATCAACTAAAATATTGTTGTTTCCATCCACTTGAAACAAGCTGCTACCCCCACCATTTAAAGCATATGATGCTGTTAGAGAGTAGGATGCTGTTCCTATTAATGAGCCATTAGGGATTTCTAATGATCCTGAGGCTAATATTAATGATCCTGATAAAATAGGCATAGAGGTAAATGTTTAGTTAAATTATTGAACCATCAATAACCTATATGTGTTTCCGTTTAAGTTAATTGCTAATGTGTGAGTTGAGCTTGCACTTACCTCTGAGGCAACTGGTCCGAGTGGTGTTGTAGATGATCCTAGAGCTAACTGTCCATTTGCTGTTGCTGTAGCTCCTGCACCTAAAACAAGTGAGCCGGAAAAATCACCTGTTCCAA